CACCTCGTTTATGGTGGGTATTCTGCGTGAGAAATCCAGATCTCATCATCGATCCAATCAATGATTTTGTTGCAGGATTAGAAATTTTTGTTCCTGTTAATATTCTAAAACAATAATTATGGCTGATAAATCATTTATGGCCCCAGAGGTCAAAATACATGCTATAAATCAATCCGGTATTCCCACACAAGGTAATCCGGGCGCAAGTGCTATTTCTAAAAAACCACAGCCACGACTTGAGGATGTTGCTGTAGCACCACGCATTATTAATAATGTTGAATTTGAAAGATCATATAATAATTATGGAAACGAAGGCAATAATCACATGACTGTTGTTTCATCTACACCCACTCAGACCGATATTCCTCGACTTAATGTAGATTTTCTACCTAATATTCTAGATCAATATGATGCTGTCACTTACCATTGGAAATTTTTTATGGTTACCCCCGAAGCATCGAGTAGCGGAAAAATCTTCAATACAGCAAATCAGATAATTATTGCAGAATCAGCAGTTACTGATTTCACTATAGATAATGTTGTTATCGACTCACAAACATCACCAAGTGCCGATGGTGGCACTGGCCTGTCAACAAATATAAGATTTGAAATAATCGAACCTGCTGGAGCCGTGCTCCTTGATAAGATATATCTTCAATCACTGGCATTAGGTATAGGTAATTGGTCAGTAGTACCTTATTATATGCAATTGCAATTCAAGGCTCGTTCTCCGGAAACATCTGAGGCAGAAAATGGATCACCGGGCGAACTATCTAGTCTAAAATGGGTATGGTCATTAGTCTTAACTGATATTAAGGCCAATGTAACTACTGCAGGAACAAAATACGAAGTTACTGCACAGATTACCAATGACTTAGCATTAAGCAATGCGTATGCCTCGTTACCAAATACAACCGTACTACGTGATCTCTCTAATTTTGAAGATGCAATGAAAAAATTACAAGATGCATTAAATGGTGATCAGATCTATAGATTGATTAGTGTTGCAAGCATACCCGATTCTTATAAAATTGTCGTCGATCCGGATCTTGCAAGGTATGAAATAACACCATCTACCCATAATACCGACTCGGTTAGAAACGATAGCACTGTAAATATTGATGGAAAGAAGAACGGCACATTTCCACAAGGAACAGGGATTGATAAGATTATTGACAGTATTTTATCGCAGTCTGAGGACGCGCAGAAAGTTATGAGGAATTCCTCCACTCCGGGGGGCGATGGTAAATCTATGAATGCTGAAACAAACCAGATGAAGAAATTCTGGAGAATTATTACAGAAACTAGATTATTAAAATACGATCCATATCAAAATGCCTATGCACATGAATTTACCTATTTTATCATACAATATGATATTGGTGTGCTTGATATCAATACATCGCAGGATTCTGCAGGAAGTTCTACAATTAATGCAGAGCGTAAACGGCTTAATACCTATATTGAAAATAATATTCTTAAGAAAAAATATAATTATATCTTCACTGGATTAAATGACCAAATTATAAACTTCGATATAAAAATTAATAGTGCAATGGCATCATCGCGCGCCAGAATGGGCGGCATCTATGATAATGCAGCCGAGGTAGATAAGGGTATGGTAAATCAGACCAAGTCAGATAACGCAGCGCGCCTTGCTGAACAATTAAAATCAACAATTTCTTTTCTAAATACAGCATCAAAGGGAGAAGTTGATGCCGATGAAGGAATAAGAGTTAGTTCCGCTCGCCAGGAGATTGCTACTGCTGATTTACCACCCAATGTTAAAGAGAGATATATTGCAATTCTTGAGAATGCTAAACCAGAAAATAGATTAAACTTTGTAAAAGAACGACAAGGGCTTGGGCAAGACACTGATGGAAGATTGACAGAAGCAAAATTACGAGCACGAATTCTTGCAACACCGGTAGTAAATAAAATTACCAACCAACAATTCAATTTTCTCTCTGATATAAACACAAGCCGTCAGAATGTACTAATTGAAGAAGCAAAGACCTATTTAGAAATTAAAGGTAAACTACGACCTATGGCTCGACGCGATAATATGCAATCTCGTCAGACCGGTACAGGGGTTGAATCAAGTAGCAATTCCGGAATTCAGAAATTATCAAATGCATTTTCTCAAGCAATGCATAGCTCATTAGATGTTTCTTTTGCGCATATTACTCTAAGCATAAAGGGCGACCCGTTCTGGTTATTCCCTCAACCAATGGCAGAAGGTGATGAAAGATTATTCTTTACATTAGAAGAAGATACAGCTAAAGCTATTAATTTTATTAAGAATGCTCATACAAAAATGAAAAATGCTGTCAATCTAAGAGGAACAGATAATTTTCTTATGCTTAGGTTTAGGACACCGCGTGTGTTCGACATTAATAACGAGGCCGGGGACGACACAAGTGCCTTCCAGGAAGTTGAAATGCTTAGTGGTATATTTAAAGTAACAAATATAAAAAGTAAATTTGAAATGGGTAAATTTCATCAAGAATTAGTATGCCTAATGGATTACAATATTAATATATCACAATTTATGGATGAACTTGAACCTGCTGCTGTAAAGCCAGATGTTCCAACAAATCCAAAAGAATTAATTAGTAAAAGTAGACTGTCCGATATCTCGACAGGCCAACGAATACTCGGAAAGATAGATATACCGGGCGTCGAAAGCCAATTTAGTACAAATAGGGTAGTTAATCCATTAAGCGGCATTGGTACTAAAGTTAGTTCGAATATTCCCACTGAAATTCCAAATTCATTCCCCGGCCTACCACCCACTTTTGGATAAAAATGCCATACATTGATACAAATACAAGAACAAATTCCCCCATATCTGGTGGTAGTCAACAACCGTTGGGTAGAGCACCTTTACTTAGTGGTGTATATGTCGGTTTTGTTAAAGATGTGACAGATGTTCAGAGAAATGGAAGACTTCGTGTATGGATTCCAGAACTTGGCGCAGCGCCAAACGAGGAATCTGGTTGGATGGTTGTAAGCTATTGTTCTCCGTTTGCCGGAGCAACAAATGTTAATACAACCAGTAAATCTAATATTCAGGATTTCGATGGAACTCAAACATCGTATGGCATGTGGATGATTCCCCCCGATATAAACAATCAGGTGTTGGTGATGTTTGCTAATGGTGATGCTGCCCGGGGATTTTGGATCGGATGTCTATATAATCAGTTTATGAATAATATGGTTCCCGGTATGGCGGCCGATGAGAATAATTATCAATATCAGGGAAAGATTATTCCTGTAGCAGAATATAATAAATGGGACACAAAGATAACACAGCCAGATAAGGCAACCAAACCCTATGAAAAAACAAAGTTTAAGGGACTGGGAAACCAGGGATTAATTACCGATCAGGGAAGAGGTATTACTACCTCAAGTGCCCGCCGCGAATCTCCTAGTACGGTTTTTGGAATTCTAACACCGGGCCCTGTTATCGACTCTGCTGCATCTCCTGCTAATATTAGAAGAAAAGGTGGTTCTTCCTTTATTATGGATGATGAGACTGGATCTGAATATGTTCAATTGACAACTAAGTCTGGTGCGCAGGTTAAGTTAGATGAGACCAACGGTTTCGTATATCTAATAAATCGAGACGGTACTGCTTGGGTGCAAATGGATCAGAAGGGTAATATAGATATTTTTGGTGCAACAAATATTTCAATGCGTGCTCAGAAAGACATTAACCTACGTGCAGATAGAAACATCAATATTGAAGCAGGTCAAAATATCTATATGAAAGCTGCTAAAGATACAACTACTTCTACCACAACATTCACATACGATATTAATAATGTCCCTAATACACAAACTATTCCATTATACAAATATGTAGGAGAAGGAGCCGGTGAGGGCGGTAATATTGTAGTACAAGCACTCAATAACATGCACACGACTGTTCATAAAGATTCTTTTCAAACTGTAAAGAATAATTCAAATATAGATGTGATTAAGGATTTCTTTATAACTGTTGGCAAAGATAATATTGTTCTAATTGAAAACAACTATGCATTAACAACTACCTCTGGAAAACAAGATTATAAGTCAGCTGGCGATATTCATATACAGACAGATGCAGAATATGATTTAAAGACCGGGACCAGGGTATTAGTTAATGCCGGAACTAGTATTAATCTGAAGGCTGATACAAATATTCTTTCACAGGCTAAATTCTTTGATATCACAGCCAAGTCGAGAATTACAGGTGGTGTTGAGATAAATTCAACTCTTAAAGTTACGGCAGGTTCTTTCTTGGGAGGTGCTGTGCAACTTGGTGGTTCAGTCCCAACTGATAAACCTATTTCACCCACAGATGCAAGTGCTGCATCAAAGGCAACTAAATCAACACCAGCAGAAATTAAACAAAAAGTTGAGAAGATTAATATTCTTGCAACCTGGTCTGATCCAGAATCTAAATTTAAAAGAAATTCAGAATCATTACAGACAACGGTTAGCATATTACCAACATACGAGCCGTGCCCAGAACATGAAAATTTCTCATTCAAGTCGATTTCTGGGTATACACCTACGCAAACAGACGGTGCGAAAACATATGCAGGTTCTGGCGGCGCAGGTAGTGAGGCCACTGCAACACCGCCGACTGATACAACACCTGGTGCAAATAATACAGATATACCGCCAACACCAGCAAACGAAAGTGCAGTTTCAAAGAATTTTAATCTAGATGCATATCAATGCCAATTAAAGATTCACGAAGGTATTAAATATGTTTCTTACTTAGATACAAAAAATTTACCAACAGGTGGAATTGGGCACCTATTGCGTACAAATGAAAAGATAAAATT